AGACTGAAATTGAAGTAACTGATGTAGACTACATCACAGATGAAGTTGTAACAGTTTATGAGTTCTCTTGTGAGCCTTATGACTGGTTCTTCCTAAGCGGAATGTTAGTCCATAACAAGTAAAAAGCCTTTATGATATAATATAGTAAAAGGAGATTTTGTGGATAGTATAAAACCTTGGGATTTATTAAATCCAAATATAGATAGGTCAACTAAAGAAACAGTTGATAAAAGACTTTCTATATGTTATAAATGTCCAGAACTTATTAAATTTACAGCACAATGTAAACAGTGTGGATGTTTTATGAAATTAAAAACAAAATTAAAAAAAGCTTCTTGCCCATTGGGTAAATGGTAATGGAAACAAGAGAGATCGCTCCAGGAATAGTTTTATACTCTAACGTACATGAAAGCTATAAAGAGATAGTAAAAGATTTAGAAGAGTCTGTTGATTCTAAAATCGTTTCTTGGAGAGGTGCTTATGTAAAAGTTGGGGAAGAAGTAAAAATTGACATAAACAGTCGAGATACACAAACAATAAGTATTCCTTATTCACAAAACCCTGAAATTGATTCTACTAATTTTTTTACACATTTTGAGTCATCCGTCTCTAGTCTTTTTTACAATATTTTTAATCCAATAGAAAAAGACTACCTTAACAGGTATAATCTAAATTTAGATTGGCATGATGTTTATGCGGTATTGAAATATGGAAAAGGTCAAAAGTTTACTAATCATGTAGATGACCATAAAGAATTACCAAGAAGAGTTTCTATTATATATTATTTAAACGATGAATATACTGGAGGAGAGATAAACTTTCCTAGATTTGGAATTACCTATAAGCCAAAAGCAAATGAAATGATTTTGTTTCCTTCTACATACGTATACAATCATTCAGTTAGTCCAGTTCTTAGCGGAAACAGATATGCGGTAGTTAGCTGGTTAAACTAATGAAATTAAAAGAGCCAGTCATAGTCTCTGATCTTTTAGATAGTGAAAAGTATAAGCAGTTGCTACTTACAGTAGAAAACCCTAAAAGATTTGAATATTCTTCTGGTTTTGGTAGATATTGTGTAGCAGATGCAGGTCTTCCTGCCTTAAAAGAAATATTTCATAGCCTAACCTCTACAGCAAGAAATGCTTTTGGCAGTCAAACATTATTGCCAACATATGCTTTATTTGCACACTACGAAGGACAAGATCCAGAGCCCAGCTTATATAAACATAAAGATGATAATGCATGTACCTATACTTTAGATATGTGCGTTTATCAACTAGAACCGTGGGATTTATGGGTAGATGATAAAAACTATACATTATATCCAAACCAAGCATTAGCTTATTATGGAAATGATCAACTTCATTGGAGAGAAAAATTTCCAAATCCAGAAACAAACCATGTTGCTATGATCTTTTTTCATTTTGTTGAACCAGATCACTGGTGGTTTACAAAAGGACCAAGTTACTTAGAGGTTATAAGAAATCAAATTACGGAGGAAGAATGGATAAATTTTTAAAAATAAGCAGTATTTTTATAAATATAGCTTCATATCATAAATATAAGCTAGAAAAAAAAATATACAATATGTTTGAAAATAATTTAGTTTCAGATAACTTTTTTAAAAATAAAAGATTTTTGTTTGATTATGGTAAATATTGCGGTATTGACTTTAAGCAAAGGATTATATTATAATGAAAAATGCAATAGTATATTCTTTTTTTGTTAGAGAAGACTTCGTTACTAGCAATAGATGCTATAAACAAATGAAATACTCCATAGACACACTTAGAAAATTTAATAAAAAAATAAAAGTTTATATTTATTTATCTCCATCAACCCTAGATGTCTCATTTCTTAACTTTGACAAGAATACCAAGATTGTAAAATTTGATAATAATAATAAAGATGGTTGGCCAAAAGATTGGGTAGATCTGGGATATTTTGAATTCTTAAAACATAGGTGGGAAAATGCAATAGATGCAATTAATACAAATAGCTTAGACAATGTTTTATATTTAGACACAGATACAATTTTTCACAAAGACCCACAAGTCTTATTTGACAAGTATGGTTCAACAAAAGTTTTATGGGCAAAACCAGATAACAGCGAAGACTTAATGAGAAAAATAGAGGTTTGGCCAGGAATGAATGATGGCCAATTTTTAATAAGCAACAAAATATCAACAACTAAAATATTAGATCATATGAAATTTTATGTTAATCATACCCTATCTCATAATAAGCAAAAGCTTACAGAAGCGGAGTGGAGAAACCTTTGTTGGGTTTCCACACAGTATGCTGTTTGGGATTATTTTCAAAATCAAAATAACCCTGTTCAACATTTTGATGAAAACGAAGTCATGCTTCATGTTGAGCCAGAATATAAAGATACTAAAAATCTTATATTGCATCACTACTATAATGGAAACACTGAAAAGTTTGTTCCAAAGGAGTATCTATGAAAAATTTAAAAGACAGTATAATCTTGGTAGTTTATAAATAACATGAACATACTAATAACTGGCGTTGCTGGACTTGTAGGAAGTAATATTGCAAAATCATTGTCAGATCATAATGTTATTGGAGTAGATAATCTAATTGGTGGGTATGAAGACAATATTCCAAAAAATATTAATTTTATCAAAAAAGATTGCAATGATTTAAAAAAAGAAGATTTTTTTGAAATTGATGTTGTTGTCCACGCAGCCTGTACTCCTCATGAAGGCTTGTCTATTTTTTCACCTAAAATAATAACAGATAATACATATGGGATATCGATGAACGTTTTATCTTGTGCAATTCAATCAGGGGTTAAAAAATTTGTTTTTACTTCTAGCATGGCAAGATATGGAACACAAGACTTACTGCCATTTACAGAAGACATGACTCCAAAACCTCAAGACCCATATGGTATTGCTAAGTATGCATTTGAAGAATCTTTAAAAGCGCTATCAAAAATTCATGGGATTGATTATACAATTGTGGTTCCTCATAACATAGTGGGTCCTGGCCAGGTATACACAGATCCTTTCAGAAATGTTGTTGGAATAATGATGAATAGAATGCTTCAGGGAAATCAGCCAATAATATATGGGGATGGAACACAGATGAGGTGTTTTTCAGATATCAGAGATATTGTTGAACCATTAAAAAAAATAATTCTTTCAGATATTGGAAACAAAGAAGTTATTAATATTGGTCCAGATTCTAATTTTATAACAATTAATGAGTTAGCTCAAGAGATTGCATCTTTATTAGATTTTAACCTATCCCCAATCTATATGAATGCAAGACCATCAGAGGTAAAGCTTGCTAATTGTTCTGCTGCTAAGGCAAGAAGAATTCTTAGATACCAAGACAAGTATGATTTAAAAGAAACACTTCTATCTATGAAAGAATGGATTATTTCTCGTGGACCAGAGCAGTTTAATTTTAATTTACCCATAGAGATTATTAGTGATATTACTCCAAAAACATGGATAGACCATAGAATATTTAATGCATAAAAATAGAGGGCACATTTTTGTACCCCCTATATTTTATATAACTACTTAGGAAACTTAGACATCCAAGTTTTAGTTCTTGGTGTCATGCCTTTCCAGGCAGTCCAGTTCTCTCCACCGTTACTCATGTGATATGCAATCTGAGCATTTAGCACGGGGTTAAAAAGTTCGGCATTTGAAGAAAGTTCAAACTTATCCCTACGATCAGGACCAAGTGAATCAATCATATTAATCTGAAAGATACCATATGAGGAATCTCCAGTATTCTCATTGCCATTAAATGCCAATGGACGACCATTTGATTCTTTCTTTGCTACTGACCAAGCCTCAACAAGGTTTTTGCCCTTGAAGCCAATTAGAGATAGCATCTTTTTTAGATCTAAATCAGATAGAGATGTTTGGTTTTCAAACCTCTGCAACATTTTTTCCTTAGAAACCAAAAAAACCTCTTTCGAGGTTGTTTCCACTGACTGAGCCTGTTCAAGACTTAGATTATTTTTTGTATCAAGTTCTGGGGTAGCATTAGCGGTATTAGAAAATACACTAATAAGTAGTACAGTGCTGAGCGTACTAATGATCTCTTTGTTTCTTTCGATAAATTTAATCATAGTTTCCTCCTTAGAAAACAATAACACCCTGGTAGGTGTCTAGTATCAAGTATAACATGATATTTCCTAATAAGTCAAATTTAGGTGTATAATAATTTTACTATGACTACTTATTCTAATTCTGAAACTGGGGTTAAATATCCCCTGGAAAACTCCCCAGTTGATGTTCATGGTGACTTTAAGAAGTTAGCAGAATCCCTTGACGCTATTCTTCCAGCATACGGAGTATCATATTTTCAAATTAATGTAAAAAATAATAGCGGTAGTGCAATAAATGCTGGAGTACCAGTATATGCAACAGGCTATCAAGCAAAAACCACAATTGCAAAAGCACTTCCATCTACTTCTTCTCCAATACTTGGATTACTAAAAAATACTACAGCTAACGGTTCTGATGGAACAGTTGTTGTTGCTGGAGTCATGGAAGGATTAAACACTTCATCATTTCTTGCAGGCCAAGTTTTATATGTTGGAGTATCTGGAGGCTTAACAAATGTTAGACCAACAGGGGGATCTGCAGCAGTTGGTATTTGTGCATATGCAAATAATATAAATGGAATAGTAATAGTAGAGGCAAAAGGAAACGGTACCTGGGGAGCACTCAGAGACGGTTTGTCATGATATAATAAAACAATGGCTACTCTAAGAGGATCTCAATCATCATACGATATAGGAAATGCACCTCCCACTGTTATTTGGACTGTGGTTCGTGGAGATACTTCTGGGTTTAAGGTTTACGTAACAGATGATGCAAAAGAGCCTTTGATTTTAAAAGGCGCAGGGTCTGAATGGGACATTGCTATGAAGATTAAAAGACCAAACTCAACTCCTGGTGTAATTACAGATGACTCAGTTCTTATTTTAGAATTATACCCAGTCGCAGATGAAGATGACTTAGTTGGAGAGTTCACGGTAGGGCTTACAGCAGCAGAGTCAGTACAACTTCAAACAGGAGACATCTTTGATATTCAAGTATCAGATCCAACAAGAGTTTGGACGGTTGCCCAGGGTAGCCTAAGAATTCTTGAAGATGTAACAGACTAATGGCAACAGCAGTAATAATTGATAATTTAAAACATAAAACAGAAAAAATTTTTCCAATAGACTATTCTATAGTCAAGATAAAAGATTTTACAATCAATACATTAATAACTGATGTTTTGCCTTTTAGAGTTAAGTTTTCTGCTATTCAGATTCAGGCTATTGGTTTGGGCAATACCCCCGCAATCCCTCTACAAGTTATTGGCTACAGCAATTATATTCTTTAATAATTTTATTAAATAGATGTTATAATATCACCATGGCTAAAGTATCTATTTCAACAGTGAAGACTCTATTTCAAACAGGAGATAGACCTACACAGCAAGATTACGTAGATTTAATCGACACCTCTGCAGCACAAGCAACAGACTTGGGCTCATATGGTAACAATGAAAATACAATCACTGGTATTGAAAACGTAACCGTTATTGATAACTTTGATGCAACAGTTTGGCGAATGGTTAAGTACCTTGTGTCTATTTCTAAGACATCCGCAGGAGATAACAAATTCTACGCCACTGAACTTACAATTCTTGTTGACGGTACAGGTGTATCAGTCAGCGAGTATGGAACAATCGACAATGATGGGAATATTGGCACCATTAATGTCTCTCGCACTGGAAATACCGTGGCCTTAACAGTCACTCCAGACCCTGCGACAAAGCCAGTCACAGTTCGTTTTGCACGAATTGGACTTAAGGCATAATAAAAGGAGATATAAAAAATGGCAACAGTAAATAAAGATTTTAAGATTAAACAAGGACTCATTGTTGAGGGCACAACAGCCACAGTAAATGGGTATGACCTACTCAAGAAATCGTCAGCAGATGATGAGTATATTATTGGTCTTATTGGTGGAACTGCAACATCAGAAAACACACCAAACACAGTTGTAAAGCGTGATGGAGATGGTAAGTTTACTGCAACCGAGATTACAGCAGACCTAATTGGTTCT